ACAACCTGCCTATAATTTTCAATAGGCAGGTCAATCACTTGCTTAACTGATGTGCAGGTAACAGTTTTAGTACCAAGCAAAACGGCGGAAGAATTATAAGCGGAAACAGTCACTTCTTTGGGATACCAGTTCGCTTTATCGTCAAATATAACCGTAAAGCCAATACTGGAATGATCTTCCGTGAAGTCAAAAGTAAGCGTTGGAGCCGTCACAAAGCTGCCGTCTGCGCCGCTTATATCGCCACTCCACCACCCGGTTTGTAATCCCGTTACGCTATCCGGGAAAATAGAGCAAGAACCATTCAAAGGCCACCCGCTGGTTTCAAGATCCACCCATTTTGCGCCCATACCTTCTGTGTTGTCATGTGTCTGTGATAATTGAGATATGGCGGAAGATTCGTTTGCCGTTGCCGTAGCATCGGAATAAGCGTCCGTGTCAACCAGGCGAAAGGATACTCGGAGATCGCTCCATCTTTCGGAAGTGTAAGGGTTATAAGTGGCTGATACCGCCTGCATCCTTACACCTCCTCCAAAGTAAAGCCAACATTAGACCATATATCCGGTACAAGCCCGTTAAAACTTTCAATTTTAGGGGCCGGAATATCGGTTACTGTGAAATATCCACTATCTAATACACCGGAAGGATTATAAAATTCAACCGCTACGCCACCGTCGGGAATAGCGTTTAAAGCGGCGTATAGTGCTGCACGATCTGTATCGGTTAGATATTTATAATTGACTTTAATAATCCATTTGCTTCCCCGTTTTTCTGTCACCAGTTTTTTGCTTGCCATGCGAATATGTTCATCAAAACTCTTCGGCGTTATAGTGTAATTAAAAGCAACACCTAATTCTAGTGTCCCAATTTTAAGAAATGCTGCCATGTTTTACACCCCCCATGCTACGCCACGGCGTTTGGATTCGGCTTGAAAAGCGTCATAAGTTGACTGTGCTATTTCTTTATCTCCTACTTGCAGTTTAATAACGATTGGCGCACTAGCAGCCCGCTGCGTACTTAAAACGGTGGACAAGGCATTGACGATCTGCGCCGCCAAGTTCCCGTTGTCTTGCGCTGTTAAAACCCTTTCGCCTTTGTGTAGCTCTGCAACATACCCGTCATAAGGGACATAGGCAAGGCCGCCAGCGTGGGAACCATCAACGGAAGAACCAGAGGAGATGCTGGTACTACTGACCTCATCCTTGGACTTTTGCCAAAAGAATAGCGTGTCTTTAATTTTAGATGCTACACCGCTAAACCAGTTTTTAATAGAATCCCATTTTGACTTCATGCCATCCCATAGCTTTTGAAATATCTCTTGCCCGGCATCCCACAGCGCTGAGCCGATACCCGTTACAATTGCGATTAATCCGTCAAGAGCTGCTTGCAGGGCTGCGCTAATAAGTTCAAAAGCGGACTCTAAAATTCCATTCAGCCCTTTCCAAACCCTGTCCCAATCTCCGGAAATAAGCCCCATAACCACATCAATAATGCCCTTTATTACATCCATTGCCGTTTGAATAATAAGCTGAATACCTTCCCACACAACGGATACTGCTTCGCTTATTTCTGCGCCGTGTTCGTCCCAAAACTCCTGCAATCCTTCAATAAAGAGCTTAATATTGTCAAAAACAACCTTAATTGTGGCTTGTATCTCCGGCATATGTGCCATAATCCACTCTGCAAGAGATATAAACATTGGCATGAGAGCAGCACCAAGGCTTGTACCAACCGCACCAAAAGACCGTTTTAATTGATCCATCGTATCAGTAAACTTTACGCCTGCGTCTACTGTTTCGTCAGATAAAACTAGACCTAAATCTTTTGCCTTTTGTTTTAATTCGTCTACGCTGCCGCCTGTGCCATTTAAAAGCGGCATTAGTTCTGTCCCTGCTTTACCGAATAAATCAAAAGCAAGTCCGGCCTTTTCCGCACCATCCGGCATCTCTTGCAGCTTTTTAACGGTTTCTTCAAACATTTGCTCTTGGGATTTTAATGATCCCGTTAAAGGGTCAATAGCGTCTAGTTGTAGCTTTTGAAATGCCTTTGCGCCCTCTCCTGTTCCTTTGGCGGCTTCGTCCATGCGAGATACGAGGGTTTTCATGCCAACTTGCATTTTGTCGATACTTGTGCCGTTTTGAGATAAAATAAAATCCCATTCCTGATATGCTTGTCTGGATATACCCACCTTTTGGGACATTTTGTCTATTTTGTCCGTTGCTTCTGCTGCCTTAGTGGACACCCCAAACATAGCGGCACCGACCGCCGTAGCAGCAGCCCCAACCCCAACCGCCCATTTCCCGGCGGTTTTTATGCCGCCGCCTAATTTTGTTCCAAAGCTTTCGGCTTTTTTCTCTGTCTTGGATATAGACTCTTCGGCTTTACTGCTGTCTACAAGGATACTGCCCATCAGTTTGAAAATTTCTATTTTAACCACCACCTTCCAGGTCAAAAAGTTTCATAATGTCCTGGACTTCGTTTAATATTTCTTTGCCGCTCTTTGGTGCCGGAGGTTTTAACCTTGTTTTAAATTCATCAAATGATATTTCAAGTTGTGGGCCACTAACCCACCTTTGGAAAATAAGCTCTTCCTCTGTGCGCTCAAAGGCGTATTCTATCAGAGAAAGAGCTTCTTGTATTTCCAAAGTAAAAACGTAATCTAACGAGTGGTACCGCTTTAGTAGCAGGTCGGTTATTTCTTCTGGTTCAAACCTGCCAATAAAGTAAAAAAACGCCTCAGGTCGTTCTCCTTTGCCATCGTTTCAAGGTTTTCGGCAAGGGTAAGCAAATCCATTTGCTCAACTTCTTTTGCGGTCGTTTGGAAAGGAGCCGCCAGAACTTCATAGATCGCTTTTTCTGCTTTGCTTTCGGTCATGATTTCAACCAATCCTAAAATACCCTCAATACCAATATCCTCAACTTTCATTTCGCCGCTTCCGGCAAGCTTTAAAAGCGGTTTAACCTCTTCTTTGAGATTAGCCTTTTTAATCAGACGTAAAGCGTTGAATAAATCAGACGTTTGCAGTTTTCTCATACTAAGCACCTACCGTGATACTGACCGTAATATCGTTACCCTTATCCATAAGAATGGTAAAGGTATAAGCCGCATTGGTAAGCTCGGCAAGATACTCTTTCTCAATGGTAACTGTGCCGCTTCCAAGCGTAAATTGACCGCTGACTAAAGATGCAGTTCCATTCCGTACGCCGCCAGCTATAGCCCCATCACTAGAAGTAATTGTTAATAGAATATCGGCGGGAGCTGCTTTACTAAAGGTGTGCTCGTCATCATCAACCGTGTTTACAATGGCTTTCGGATAATAAATCATAAAAGGCGGATTGTCTAGGTTGGCATCATCATAATGCCCCGTGAAAGTAACAGGTAAAGTAGCTTCTGCCTTATCTGCCGTAGTCAGAGAAAGTCCACCAGAGGAAAGCGCATTGAAAACTTGAACCACAACGGGGTCGTTTGTACCAGATAATTTTCCGATCCAGGTAATATTGTCTATATAGTCCGTTAGGGCGATATAGTTATTGGCGGTAATAATATCGTAGTCGGCATTTGTCGCAGTATCAATCGTTCCAGCAGTAAGTGCCGCCTGCAACATTTCTTTTTTTATTTCCTTCATATTAGCGGTCATTGTCACTACCCACTCGTCAATGACCTCTAACCCTTTTGCCGCACCTTTTACGCCGTCAACTTCGATTTTGCGGAGAGTCGGCACGGCAGAAAAAGTCCCGCCGCCTGAGGTAGCACCCAGAAGTTTGCCAGCCGTGACGGCACTAGCAAAAGTGTCTGTAGCTATATCAAAATTCTTAAAAAATGCACCAGCGTCAAGCAGTAAGTTTTTAGGCGTTGCGCTGGTAAAGCCGGAATATGTCACCATTCGTTATTCTCCTTTCAATTCATGCAACTGCACTTCAAATAGCAGCCTGCGCCGGATGATTTTCTTATCTTCTTCTTTAATGGTCTGCCGAAGTCCCTTATAGACGGTAAACTCAATTATTCCGTTAATACAAAAATACTTGTTGAGCCTTTCTTGCACCGTGTCGGCAAGAGTTTCCACAATGGAGCTATCCTGTCCGTAGTCTAAAATATTGACTTCAAGCTGCATAACCGTTTTGCCAAAATTGGAAGTCAGCTCACTCAATTCAAAGACAAGATAAGGATAGGCGGCATCAGGATCAGCTTCTTCGTAATACACATTGCTTGTCATGGTTTTAAATAGCGTTTGCAGTTCCGTCCGCAAAGACAGGGTTTTACTCACCTTCTCCCACCTCCTCGCTCTCGTCTATCATAGACAGGGCTTTTGCTTCATCCTCTAACGCTGAAAGATATTGGCTTTCAATCTGCACTATCATGGGAATGTTTTCAGCAACGGAATTATACAGGGCCGCTATCTTCGGTGTTTTCTTTGTGCCCAACTCCTGAAAGCCACCGTAAAAGCCGCCAGGCTTAAAGCCAACCTGTAAATCTGTTTCCTTTTTCCGTACCCAGTATTGAGTATTTTTTGCAATCCTTCCGGTTCTGCGCTTGATTTTCTTTCTGGTTTCTCGGCAAACGAATTTCCCAACATCTTTAAGAGCTGCCCTGCTCAACTCCTGCAAGGTATAATTTGCACGATCAACGCTCGATACAAACGTCACTCCATCTTTCTTACTAAACTTGGTAACGCTTTTCGGCAATGACATAATTTATCACCTCGTTACCACTATTTCAAGTTCATTTGTTGTCTTGCGGTAAGTTCGTAAGACCTTATAGCGCACGGTTTCATACTCGATCATGTCTTGATTGTCATAATCGTAATAATCAGCCAGTACAAAGGTTAATTCTGGCTTTAGTCCTACCGCTAAAGCCTCGTATTTCTCCCGCATCCCGATACTGCGAACCTCGGCAAATACTTCTGTTTCGGTTTCAGTTTCGACCATGTCACCTATGGCGTTTACGGCTTTAGAAACGGCTATAAGGGTAATAACATCGTTATACATTAGGTCACCGCCTCGGTATTGTAGGCTTCTGTCTTGCGCAGGCAATCAAGTTGATATTGCCAACTTTGGAAATATCCTTCTTTTGTTTTTTCGTCTGATGCGAAGGCGTAGAGACAATATGTTTTGATTGTTTCCAAAATCAGATCATCCGTTTCTAAAATGGCACTTTCGACAATGCCGGCCCTTGCCATTTCTGCTTTAGCAGCGGCAATCGTAGCGGTTATGTCTGTGTCAAGTTTTATGTGGCTTATGCGTAACCGCAGTTTTACTTTTTCAAGCGTGGTTAGTTCTGCCATTTATACACCCCCTAAAAGGGAGGGCGGCTTTTACACCGCCCTATATCCTTAAAGAACTAAATACAAGTCAACAACTTTGCCGTTAAGTGACGAATTTAAATCAACTGTATTTTTCTCTATCTCATCAGCATCAACAACTACCGCTGCGGCAGTTGTTTCGATAACGCCATCCAAGAGAGACATAAAAAGCGACTTTTTCGTGAGCATATACGGCAGGCCGATCTTGTCACCCCATCCAACGTCAACGGTTTCAGTACCAGATTTAGCGGGCAAGGCAATAGATGTAACAGTTTTAAATGCTTTTGCCCCAAGCACAGGAGTTGTCCCGTTTATGGTAAGCTCCTCTGTAATTACTTGGTCATTAATGTTTGTCCCCGTTACGGTTGCCGCACCGCTTTGAGCATCAGAAGCAACGATAGTAATATTCCGTGGATATGGCATTGCGTTAAGAAACTCTGTCACGGTACTCGCTTCTTCGCTTAGCGCAGTACCGTCAAGCAATCCGTCAGTATCTGCCGCTACGGCCTGAGCCGCAGTCAATTCAATGTGAGCAATCTTCCCTTCGTCTGCGTTAGTGCCGTAAACGTCAGTCTGAAGCTCACCAAAATATCTATTACCCATTATTTAGCCCTCCCGATTAAGAATTGGACAAAGTAGCTTCGCCCTTAACAAACGCTTCACCGATTGCGACATCACAGTCAAAAATAGCAGCCCCACGATAATCAATAGCGTTATAAATAAAACCTGACTCTGCAGAAGCGGCAACGCTAATGTCTTGGGCAAGATTAGCCACGATTTTTTTGAAATCGCCGAAGTAGATATCACCATCGGCAACATAGTCAGAGAACAAAACAGGAAATCCCATGACTCTATATCCGCCATTGTCGCTTGCCACAATAGGAGCTTTCCCATCATCACGAATTGCTTGAATGTCGCCCCAGAAGGTTTTGTGGTTCATCAAGAATTTCGCATTGCGGGCGTATCCACCCGGGAGGTAGGAAACAAGCTCAACCAGTTCGGCATAGGTCGGTTTTGTAGATGCCCAGTCAACACCATTAGTGCCATCCGTCCAAGTTTGTGCTTGTGCAACACCCTTGGGTTCGGAACTACCAGACCCGTTAATAATGTAATTTTCAATAACTCTTGCAACGGCCTCAGCAAGCATGTCGGAAAGCCAACTCTCAAATGCATTAATAGTCATGGTCTTAACAGTAGCGGAAATACGAACAATTTTAACAATTTCATAACCAGCAAGGGAAACTGTTACAAGAGTGTCGGCAGCAGGGGTGACCTCGCCATTTTCAGTATGAATGGCGGCAGCATTATTAGTTCCCTCAACCGCAAAATTAACATTGCCAGCAACGTGCAGCAAGGTAATCTCGTCCAGAAGCGGTACGGTTTGCTTGATTTTTGCTAAAATAGCGTTATATGTCTCGGTAGGAATTGCGCCGCTTACGTTGGTTGCCGCAACGCTTCTTTGTTCAACATCATTCAGCTCTTTACCCTGTAAACTCTTGAGCCATGCGCTCCGATATTCGGGAGTGCTCAAAACGGTTTCTTTTTCAAATTCCATGGGTTTTTCGTCCCTTCTTTCGTCAATTTTTTTTCCGATTATTTTGCCAGCTTCTAAGTCAAGTGCCGTCTTTCTCCGCTGTTCCAAATTAAAAAGCTCTGCCTGTTTTTCCAGGAGAGCTTTTTTTTCTTCCGTTGCTTTATCAACGTCCTCGGCTTTCGTCATAGTCCTGACCTCTTCGTCAAGGTCTGCAAGTCGCTTTGTAACTTGTTCCAGGTTCATCTCATCAATCTTTAATTTCATTGTTTAACCCTCCAAAAAAATATTTTGCTTTTGCCAGCTCCAACGCAGCCCTGGCCTCCACCAGTTCCTTTTCGGCCTCCGCCTCAAAAAATGACCTTGCTTGGATTGATGTAGTGTCATAAGCTGGAATATCAACGGCGGCAACATCGAAAAGCCGCTTTATCCCCATAATCCGCCTCGTATGAGTATCTTTGTTGTAACTATCTTCGGACACAGTAAAGGCGAATGACATTTTATCAATGTATCCGCCTTTGATTTCTTCATATAATTTTCTGCCTTCTTCGGTGCCGCTTAGATCAGCTGATATTCGAAGTCCCATATCATCGGTTTGTAGTGACAAGGTGCCGTTTTTTGTTCTCGCTACTGGTTTACCGCCATGATTAAAATTTAAAACCACATCAGCCATTTGTGTGCCGTTAAAAGCATTCCGATCAATAACCTCTTTGTATTGGATGCCGTTATATTCATACATGACCGTTTCTTGCTCAAAGGTAGCGGCATATCCTTCAACTCTGTTTTCGGTTTCCGTTAATCTGATTTCAAAAGGTCGGTATTGCCTATCCTTTGTTATCATCTTCTTCCTCCTTTTCGTTAATATTAGTTGCAACTGTGCTTGTTGGTGCAGTATCCAGCCTTCTAATGGGTTGATCGCCACCTTCAATAGGTGCTAAGTTCATCACTTCCCGCCATTCGTTAGGGGTCATTGCCCCACGGTCAACCATCTGCACCAGCGAAAGCTTATTGCTCATACTAATATAAGCAAGCCTGTTCGCTTCAAAAATTATTTCATTTCCAAAGCCCTTTTGCTTATCTGTAAATATTTTGTTTGTTAATTCTAATCCAAGAGCAATCAAAAAAGGCTCTAAGCGGGCCTCATAAAACGCTTCCCATGCATCACCGCTAACTTTTGACATTAAAATATCATCGTTCACACCAAAGTAACGATAGATATTATTCCGCAGTTCTTCGATATGTTTATAATTTGCTGTCTGCGGAACCATAGTAATAGGATTAAACTCCTGTGTGGCATCAAGAGCGGCAATACCGCCTTCATTTGCTATACTCATATAGTCTGTAATAAAATTGGTCCGCATGGTTTTTAAATCATCCGGGGACAACATCCCTTTTGTGGATTTAAGAATACCACGAAGGTTAGAGGTAGACTTGATGGCATTACCCAACCCCTCATTGGTAGTGGTTAAAAGTTCTAAGGTGCTTAAAATAGCCGAATTAGAATCACCAAAAATATCTGATGTATTATAGTCTTTACGCAACACGGCTAAATCGTCCCAAGGCAAAACCGTTTTATTGCCATTAGCAAAACTAAAGCTAATATAAAGTTGCCCGCCCACATCGAAAGCCTCTAAGGTCGCTTTAGGCATCGGATAAAGCCCTATACATTTATTAAACTCGTTGCGCTCAATAAAAATAAAAGATGTGTTGTCAAGTTCTAACCGAGTGCGCACCTTGTAAATAAAATCCTTCCCGTTCATATACATGTTCGGTTGATACTGGATCATTTTTTCAAGCATTTTATCCCCGTCTATCCTATCACTCTCTATTCTTCGAACACAGCGGACATTAGCCTTTGAGCTGTGCTCGGCTAACGCACGGACACAAGAGCGCACAACCTCGTCAGCATATAAGTCTGTACCAAAACTAGAAAATATTGCTCGATAAGCACCTACCTCTTTCCATATACTGCAATTCGCAGCTCGTTTTATATTCCCAAAAATGGCGTTTATAAAGTTTCTTTTTTGCACTTTATCACCTCACTCCCTACTTAACATATCTTAAATATTCTTCTTCGTGGTTATAGTAGCTTGTCATAGCATTAAGCAGGCTCACCATACCATCAATACGTTTGTTGCTGCTTGATTTTACAGGTTGTATGCTTTCTATGCCGTCTTTGTTCGTTGTTTTAACCCCTGTATTTAGTAAGCACCATCTCAACATAGGATTATTTTGGTATACGCCCCTATGATCTTCAAATAACCCGCCTAGTTGCTTCATGGGGTAAGTCCATGTAAAAGGGCCTTGCCTAATCTTCTCCATGTCAAAGCCGTACTGCTCCATCTCTTCCCGCCAATACCCGGATAATGCAGCATCATAACCTATCCATAAAGGCCGTATGTCATATTGCTTTACCATATCCATAAACCATTCCGTGACGGCGTGGAAGTCTACCGTTGCGCCTTCGCATAAATGAAGCCAATCATTTTTTGCCCACAGTTTATATGGAGCTTCTTTTATGTTTTTGCTCTCCACTAGGTCAACCCGTGATTCTGGCAAAAAGTATTTTTGCAAGACATAAAAATTAGGGTCTTGCGGCTTGCGGATTACCAAGGTTGCACAGGTCAAGTCTGTCGTGGCTGACAGGTCACAGCCTCCAATTGCATAAGACTTTCGTAAAAAGTCCATCGAAACAACGGATTCATTGACGGCAGAATTATAGTCCAGCCATGCGTCAGCCGTGTTTTCGGGAATATTAAAATCTTTTGTCAATACGGTCGGCAAAAACTTAGGGTCCCGCTTAGCCTTCTCCACGTTTTCAGCAAGCGTTTTTATTGACTTAATACTACCAAGGCCCGGATTGGCTTTTGCCCAACAATGCGGGTCCGTCCACTCTTCCCGTTTATCCAATTCGTAAATCAACGGCAGCAGGCGATAATCCTCATATCCAGGCTCCCACATAGCAACCTTAGAACAGTAGTCATAAGTATCATCAAAGAACATCTCACGAACAAAGCCATTAGTAGAAATCAGCCAGGCAAGCGGTTGCTCCCTGGCTGATTGTGATTGCTTCATAACGTCATAAATTTTTCGATCCCTGGCCTCGTGAAATTCGTCTTGGCTAAAGAAGTGGGCGTTTAATCCGTCCATTGTTTTAGTGTCAGCAGCTAAGGCCTTAATAAAAGAAAATGTTGCCGGGAAATAAATATCACTCTGCCGCTTTTTTGTTATACTCCGCAAGGCAGGCGATTGCGCCCGCATATTCACAGCTTCGTCAAATATAAGTTTTGCCTGGTCTTTTTTATTTGCGGTACAATATATTTCTGCACCGCTCTCTCCATCCCCAACCAATGAATACCACTCGATTGATCCTGTTTCTGTAGACTTCCCACACTTCCGCCCCCGGATATCTGTAACCTCACGAAAGCGGCGATAATTAGTGTCTTTTTCTAACCAACCATAAACAAGTTGTATCTTAGCCTTTTGAAACAGTTCTAGTTTAACCGGAAGTCTCGCCCATTTACCCTTTGAGTGCTTGCAGAATTTTTCAATAAACCATATGGGCCGCTCTCCCGCCTCTTCGTCAAAATAAAAAGAGAAGTCCTTTGGAGGATTGTTCATCCAACCAACTTCCCTTTCGTAAACCGTTTTGACTTTTAAGCTCACAACTTCGCTGCCGTCTTGTATAACTTTTAAGTATTCTTTCGCCCAGTTCATCTTTTACCGCCTATAGCAAATTGTAAAATTTCCTCTGACGGGTCAACGGCTGGAGCTTCGGGAAGGCGATCTGCAAGCTGTTTCATGATGCTTTGATAGTTTTTATTCATGGTGTTATATAATCGTGCAACAGGACGTTCCCTCTCGTAAGGCTCTAGCTTGTCAGATTGCGAAAATTGCTCTACATAACCGTTAGTATCAAGATCTGCCTCATAGTCCTCAAGGGCGATTCTCATATAGGCAGCTCGGTGGATTAGTCCATCGTATAAGTTCAACATATCTTCTGGCAGATTTTTGTAAATTCCACGAAGTCTTTTGTCCTCGTTAGAAATACGCTCGTCTTTTGTTAAAATCTTAGAAGGCTTCTTAGCCATTCAATCACTTCCTTTTTGGTAGGGGGTTATGTGTGTGACGGTGAGTTACAGAGAGGTCAACTCCGACGGTCTTTTGTGAGTATATAGTAATTATTTTATAGGGGGGGTATTATTTATTAATTAATACAATATAACCTTGGTCATTAAACATATATTCATCTTTAAGATCAGACTTATTATTCTTTATACTATTACCATATCTCTTATCACTCTCATGTTCTTTAAAGTGACACTCTTTACAAAGACTTATTAAGTTCTTATCATTCAAAGAGATATTAATATCAGTTATATTACTAGGTGTAAGTCGTTCTATATGGTGTACTTCCTCAGCAGGATTACCACATTGAACACATAAATATCTGTCCCTTTTAAGTACATATTCTCTTACTGTCTGCCACTCTTTACTGTTGTAAAATGGTTTACTAAATCTTTGTGCCATGATATTTAGCTTTCTTGTGCTTTAATAATCTCTTATTCTTACGTTCTCTTTCATGCCTAGGACAATACTTTTTGTTTGTTACCTCATCACAGCCAGGCCAACTACAGAAGCGTGGTTTTTTGCTTAACATCTTTCTCAGGCTCCTTCATTATGTACTCATACCCCGGTCTTCCGCACAGGTCGCAAGGTGTTTTGTACTCCTGCCACCCTGTAGAGGTCAGCGTAAACCCCGCCTGCTCGTATACGCTTTTACAGTATTTGCACAATGTTCTCAATTCCGGCTCGTCTTTCATGTTGTTACCTCATACAACCGTGTTATAGGTTGCCACTAGTCCCTTTTCCTTGTCATAAATAAAGGTCTGTGCCTTGCGTACGGCCCCGACAAAGCCGTTTTTATAATGCCATGTGTCCGTTGCTGTAGGCGAAGAAATACGCCTTGTTATAACGCCGTTTATCTCTTCTATGGCATGTTCGCTGTGCAGGTGTGCCGTGTGATATTCCCTGTATTTTGACTTTCCCCAAAGTTCGGGAGCCTCTACCGGCATAATCCCGGCAAGTTTTGCTGGCTTGGCATCGTCCCCATGAGCAAAACCTATTAAAGTATTACCATACAAGTGGTATTTCCGCGCTATTGGGTTTGTATCTATCTCTATGTTGGGATCGCGTCTAAACCATGCGTTAAGATAACATAATGCATGGTAAGCCGTTACTTCATCATGATTGGAAGCCGTATATAAAGTCTTAACCGGCGCAATTTGCGAAAGCATGTCTGTAGCTTCTACTAATGCCTCTGTGCCAACGGCAAATAATTTTTGCCACCTGATATCTGTGTCCTGTGGTGTGCCGCCTGTAGTGGTCTTGTCGATAGTGTCACTATTAAAAAAGTCATTCGTCCAGACAAACAGGATATATTCAAGTTCCTTGTTTTTAAGCTCGTTGTATATGTCACTGATGATCTGCCGAAACATTTCTTTTGCAATCTTATAATCAAAATTATTTCCTGTGTCGCCTACCCAGCAGAGTTTTCCAAAGTGAATGTCTGCTACATTGACTTCTGCCATCAGGTGCCCGACCTTTGTTTGCTTTATCTTTGGTGTGACATATTTCCGGTCTAATGCCTTGTATTGCTTTTCTATTTCCTCGAAGGATATTGCCTTGTGCTTCGGCTTAACAACAATCTTGCTTTGGCACATTAGCAGCCGTCTGCCGCCTTTCATTTGACTGTGCCAATAATTGTTTTTGTAGCTGACTATATCCCAGGCCGTAACATCCAGGCCGTGATATTTAAGCATGTCGCCAGGCGTTAGCTCTTTGTCGTCATAAACCTCAATAAGCCGGTCATAAATAATAGACCCGTCCTTACGATATTCAACCACGACATTGTATTGCGCTGTATCAACGGATAGGCTGGTTTCGTCCTGCTCGTGATAGCGTCCACACCGTCTTATATGTCCCCTGATTTTCTCCCTAGCTTTCGCCCACTCCATGCCGGGGAAATACTCCTGCCTAATAGCGTTTGTCACCTCTGTATAAGACATGCCTTGCTCAAATTTCAGTATTTCGGCTTTCTGCTTCCAGTCCGTACCATCACCACCCAAACAAAAAACCGCCCCTAAGGACGGCTTTTTTTATATTTTGATACTTTTAACTACGACCATTATACCATGTCAAATAGGCCGTTTTGTCTACTCTTTGTCTACTCTATACGTTTATCAATCCCATTTCCAAGGCAACCCCAAATATAATTTTATTTACCCGTTTATATGCTCCTGCCCTGCTCAATCCAGCTACCATGCCGGCGCCTTCTATGTTATACGCCCGTTTCCAATATACCATATTGATTAGCTTCTTGTCCGTATCATCACACTTAGCCAATATAGCTTCTATAGCCTTGACATTTCTTTCTGTATTGAGAATATAGGGGCTGGTAGCCAATTTAATTGCTCTTTGCGCCGTGGTATCCGTGGTTTCGCTATGGTTACTGGATTGTGCCAGGCTGTAGGTAGCCACACAAGAGGGTATCATGTCCATTTTGTACTCTTCTAACTGCCTTTTGTTCTCGTGATAATGTTCCAATTCCCATTCTATATAATCTCGCACAGGCTGAATTAGATAGAATTTTGTTTTCAAGCGCCCACCTCCACTTTTTTCTTATTCCCTTTTGCTTTATACCGTTTCAGCAATAATGCCTGATATATTCTGTCTGCTGAAATGTCCGTCCCAACAAGATATTGCTCACAATCGTGCTGGAAGAAGTATGTCAACTCTTTAAAATTGCAATCCACATCTTCTTTCTTGCCTCTACATAAGTATTTCCAATCGTCAATAGCTTGTCTGACTATAGCCAGGGCGAAGGTGTTTAATACCTCGCTGTCCAGTACGTTTATTGACTTACTCAATCACTCGCCCCCCTTTTGCCACCATACCCCTCATTGCCCGCTTTCTCTTAGTAATAGCATCTGTCTCTTTTGTTTTAGCCCAGCAATCGCCCTCTTCCCACATTTCAACAGGGCTATGTATTGCAAAGCATGTCCCATCAGCTTAAATAAGGCTGCATCCATATTGGCAACATTGGCCAGTTGCTATATTTTCAAGTTTTTTTGTCAACTTACTACCCTTTTCGCTTTATCAAACAAATTAAATAACCTGCTATAGTACATACATTTATTCTAATGCACTTTTGAGGTGATTCTAGCGGTTCTAATTATGTTTTAGAGTAATTCTCCCTGTCGCACGTTTAAAACGCTTCTGCCCTGCCTCTTGCCAGCCTGTGTAGGTTTAAAACACAATATGTAGTGGTGTGACCTCGACCTTAATTCTAGGGGTTGTGGAATACTATTTATAGGCTTCATTAAATCACCTCCTACACACAAAGTATGTTCGCTAGCCTATCAATCGCCTTTTCGTACATGTCCGGCGCAAGGTTCAAGGCCGTGATGCTGTGTTTCAAATCCTCGTAAACGTGGTAGTCCCTTCTCGGTGCTTTCGCTGCCTGCGTTAAAATGTATTCAAGAAAATACGCTTGACTATCCATCAATATCTTTCCTTTCCGGCCAAGGCAATTCCTCACCCTGCGCCACATCACAAAAACGCTGATATTTACCGTCAAAGTAAAGATCGCGGGCACCTACCATGCCAAATTTGTTTTTTTGCAGTTTAATTCTCGTTTTCTCCGGCGGCTCTTCTGGATCATCTACTGACGGCCTACTGAGCAGAAAGACATAGTCGCTGCCGTCCTCGATGCTGCCGCTGTCTTTTAGGTTGAACATGGACGGTCCGTCGCCTTGCCTGTTCGCTGTGCCTGACCTGTTAAACTGTGACAACAGGCTTATGTGGCAATTGGTTTTCCTGGCAAATTGCTTGTACCGGGAAACGATGTTTGCTAATTCCTCATTTCGGCTGCTGGCCTTTTGTAAAGTCCGTACAAGCTGCACATAGTCGACAACGGCGAAGTCCGGCTTTAGCTCGTACAAAATATTGCCTTGCTCCTCAACGGTAAAAACATCATCAAACAAGTAAATTTTGCCACCTTCTGCCAGTTCTACCAATTTGTTTTGATACTGCCTGAGCTGTATTTCCAAGAGGCCTTTCTTGTTTATCAGCCCATAATTAATGCCGCAAGAGTTTGACAAGATGCGATCCCATAGCTGCGTTGTGCTCATTTCAAGACTAAAAAACGCTGTTTTCTTTCCTGCCTTGGCGTTGTGAAGCAAAATATTAAGCAATAACGCTGTTTTGCCTGTGCTTGGCTTTGCCCCCCAGGTTGAAATACTTCCCTGGCGTAAGCCCCCCGTAGCAAGATCAATCGCGTGATATCCGGTCAAGATTCTGTCGCTGTCGGGAGCTTTCTCAATTTCCTTCAATACAGCTTCCATCTGAGCTTCAATCATACCCTTGTAATCCCGGCCGACCTTGCTATTCTCCTCTTCTGCAATTGCTTGCAGTTCCGTCAAAATACTATCTGCACCTGCCGTCATTATCTGGCCTACTCTTTGTTTGATCCGGCGCTCCCGGCTGTAGACCTTCATTCGTCTGGCAAAAGTGACCATGTCTATACTTGTGAGTATCGTCTGGTTAAGATCTAAAAATATCGCAAGCACACCGTCGCCATCAAGGAGCTTTGCTGAATCGTATTGTCCTTTTTCTGTGTATTCCGCTTTAGCGGCAAGAAATATGTCCCGATAAGCTATGTTCGAAAAATCGCTGCCGTCAAGGAGCGTAAACACTTGATCCGCGTCTTTGACCCCCGCTAATATTCCAAGCGTTACCTGCTGTTCGGCAAACACCGTATCTTCATTACACGGCATCGTTAGCCGCCTCCCTTGCTGTTTTTTCTTTCTCCATTTCTTCCTCCTGACGCCTCATAACGTCCTCCAAATCCGGAAACTTATCCGACGTTCCCGCCTTACACTTTTCTCTTGGCTTGTCCTTTCCGTCTGTATGCCAACGCTCCAAGATGCCCTCAACGTAACTTAGCTTTAGCTTGCTGTTATCTGCCGCGATCTTCATAGCTTCTTCCACCCACTCGTGAGAATAGGTATCCAGGAGGTCAGGTATCTTCTCGCACTCATAAGGGCTTAAGGGCCTGCCGATAATACTTTCCCAAAGTAAAGCAGCTTCAGCAACACCACCACCGACATCGTCCCCTTGTGGGGGGACTATAGGGGGGTATTCTTTATTATCTTTATTATCTTTATTATCTTTATTATCTTCTTCTGTACGGCTAATTTTAGCTTTACCGTTAGCCTTACCGTTAGTTTTACCGTTAACCTCTTCTTCCGAACATTCATCATCCGTGTTAGCTTTACCGTTAGCCACTTCTTTTTGTTTGGCCCGGTAATTTTTCATATAGGTCTTCATGTAATGAGTTTTCTTTTCAATAGCTTCTACATTCTGATGCTTACCCCAATTAGGAATGGTAATAGCCCCATCAACCCGCTCCACCATGCCAAAAGAGACAAAAACTTCTAAAGCCTTTTCCACTTGGGCATTAGACCTTCGGAATAATGTGGACAACATTTGCCTTGTATACGGTGTCGCTTCATTCAGCATTAAAACTCCCTTGCTGTTGCATTTCCCTGCTAAACAGAGCAGTTTAAACCAGATAACCAAATAGCTATCACCCTTTGGCATTTCCTCAATGAGCCTTATTTTTTCATCTTCGAAAAGATCGGTTATAATTTTTATCCATTTTGTTTCTGTCATCCACTCGCCCCCCATCCTATGTCATACGGCAACGCCTCGTGGTTTACGCTTATTAGCGGCGTCAGCAATATCTCTTTCAACGTGTTCGATATATCTTAGAACATTATTAAGTCTGGCCCGGGAAATTACTCCCTGCTGTTTCACTTTTTCAAAAGGCCAGATCGCTTTTTGGTCGAAAGACCGAGTGTTATCTACTGGATGCAAATTTTCATATTTCCGATAAGCGGCCCTCACTTTGCGATAATGCTTTTGGATCGATAGGTCATAATAAGACTGCTGCCTGCACAACAAATAGCCGTGAGAACAAGGAACACTGGTAAGGAAGCGTGACAACTTTACAATTCCCCAAAATTCGGCGAGCTCTAAATCTTCTCTCCCTTCCATAAAAGCAGTTAAGAGATCCGGAGTAATATTTGCCCACCTGGCATATGCATCGGGATGACCAGCATTGTGCATGCAAATTTCTGCTGCTATATTAGGAAAGAAGCATTCCTGGAAGCGTTCAGGCAATAATGCATGTTTTACTTGACAATCTTCTGGTGTAACGGTACAATGTAATTGAGTTAAGTTGCTGCTATGCAGCTTACCGCCTATGTCTGCGCCAACAGATTGGGCGGCTTTTTTTATACTTATGTTATAGTTCTTCATCATCCAACACCCTTTCGATAACGCACATCATCTTTTTTACAAGAGAAAGAAAGCGTGGCTCTTGACACAGAGGGTAAGTAACAGGGTCTATTTGTTCTAATTCTTCTTGACTAAACCCTATAGACATCAAAGTCAGGATAAGAGCTATGGTAAATATGGTAAGTTTTTTATTAACCAAAGCCTCCGGTCCCGTCTTGGCAATCAGGCCTTGAAAACACTGCTTTGCAGCTCCTTCAATTTCATTCATTTTTAGCACCCCTTTTTAAAATTGCATTCCCACAAGAAACCCAACGATAAAGCATGTCCACCCCGCCAGGGTCATGATAAATCTCATGTCCGATTCGCACCGCAAGGCTCGCAGATGCGCTCTGCTTGCTTGTTTGGTCTCATATTCCGTCATGGCGTGGCCTCCTCTACTCTATCTTTTCCCCTTAATCCCAAGGCGATATTAGCTTTTAAAATTGAATCTCTAGTCTGTAATGTAAGTTTAAATAAAATGTCTACGCTGTTTTCTATATGACTCGTGGTTTGTATGTAGTGGAGAGCGTTCTCTTTTCGTAATAAATAATCTTCCAGTAAACTATCAAAAACTGTTAGCATCATATCTATGTTGTGCTCAACTTCATTAAGATCTGGCTCTGCTTTAAAGATGCTTTGATCCATTTTTATACCTCTCTTCTTTGTTTAAATTTTTAAAAAGGAGTGTTCAAAATTGACAAAACCTTTTAATTTACTGCGTGCAGCCTTACATGAAGCGGATATTAATCAGGAGTATCTTTGCGAACTGACGGGCAGGAGCAAAACATACATTACAATGCGTATGAATGCGAAAGCCCCTTGGTCCCAAAATGACATGTACTTTTTAATGGATTTACTTAACATTCCCTACAACCGCATGCATGAGTTTTTCCCGAAAGACGGCAAACCGGTAACCCCCGAACTCGAAACAAAAAACAATGGAACTGAAGTCCTGGTGGCCATAGCAAACGCGATATTGAAAGCAGTTGAGAAAAAAAAGAGTTAACCTAATGGGTTATCGGACTTATTTACATAACCCGACGGATGCCACTCTCATGCCAACCCATTTCCGATTCTTGCCGCATGGCAGGTGGGTTTTCCAAATACTCTAACAAAGCATCAAGATTGACTAAGTATCTTCTTCCCGCTCGATGTGCCGGAAATTCGCCGCTTTTAATCATGCAGCGCAAGCGGTGGGCTGAAAATGCGGATTGAGGGTCCATTGCTTTTATTTCAGAACAGGCCTCATCGATTGTTCTTATCCTTGGCATAATGCCGCCTCCTTTCTATATGGCTTGTCCGCCCGCTCCGCAAATGATAGAATGTGGAAAAGGGAGTGATTATATGCCGTACATTGCGGAACCAGATATTGATTTTTCAAAAATCGTTCTTACAAAAGAAGAACGTAAATTATTTAAGAGGTTTAAAAAAGAAAAACGTGTCAAATTAGATTGGAGCGAAGCAAGGCCGCTTACACATTATGATTTAATAACCCAAAACGTCACTGGTCAAAACTCTATTGGTGATTCCATGTCGGACGGAACTTACAAACTTTCAAGTTGTGGTAAAAAATATTTTGAATATTTACGGATTACTGAACTAGAAAAAATAAGCTCTGAAATACGTGGGTGGATTACAACAGTTATCGCGGTTCTTGCGTTCATTTTGTCTATAATCGCATTGCGATTAAATATACCGAAATGATAATTGAAGGAACCGCAAAAACTAACGGCAGCCACCAGGGTGGTTCATGTGTCCGAATGTAAACCAAAAGGTGTTTTATTTTCTATTCCTCCTTCCCTACGCCGTTTTGTCTTGCTTATCAATATTGGCTTGTATGCCTCTGGCGGTTAAGATGTTATGTATCATTAGCCGCCCTTTTTGTGTCCATTTAGTCTGTAGCTTAGTGTCATGCGTTCCATCGCTGCGCACTATCGGTATAGTTTCCGATTTTGTATAGCCAAGGTTCATATGCTCCCGGTAGAGTATCCATTGATCGTTGACTTTGCGCTGAATATGTTCCTCAAACAGTATTTTATTGAGCTTGTACGCACTCATTCCGTAGTCAGCCGCGATCTGAGAGGTTGCCATAATACCTTTGCTCTGCAATATTTGGTCAAGATATTGTACCTTTGGCTCATACTCGGCTACCCTCTGCTCTAATAAGAGTGATTTAGCCTGTTCTTCCTTGAGAGCCGTAGCAAGCTTGATGATAGTATCTGGATTAAGTAATACTTCCTCGATCTTCTGCGGGGTCATGTATGCGCCATGCTTACGGATAGAAGGTAAGACTTCATCAAATATCCAGCGTTCAAATTCTTCGGCACTCGGCAACTCGCTTTTAGCGGCAAGACGGTAAATATCGCCTTCGGGGATAAAGTTCATTTCTTGCATTCCGCCATTAGTAAGGGTGCGCCGTTTTACCGCCCCCTTGCAATGAGCCAAAATAGCATCTTTAGGGCTGGCATAGCCAAGAGCCTTTGCAACATCGGAACCACAAAACAGTGTTTTATCATCCTCGGTAATAGTCCTAATCTCACCAAATCGGTCATTCTTAAAAATCTGTAATTCGTTCACGCCGATCCTCCTTTCATTTTATTTATTTTTTACTTATTAAGTAAGTTCATCTGAAAAAAATATCACTAGTGCTGTTTGTTTATCTACCCCAAGTGCCTGTATCGCACGGCACATAAACGGATACGTCGGGTTCTTCCCATGCAAAACGGCTGATAGAGTATTGCGAGAGACCCCCATATGTGCTGCCATTTGCCCCATATTAAATCCTCTTTTCGCCATTGCGGCTTTGAACTCGAGGATGTTTACTTTATAACTCACACTTCTTCCCCCTTCCATATCTTACTTTTCACGTAAAAATATAGCATTTTTAAGTCCCCCTGTCAATACGTTTTGAGTAAATACTTTGGCCTATTTTCAAATTATTCTTGCATTTTGCGTAACAAGGCTTTATAATTGCACTATATTCAGAAAGATGATGAGGTGTTATTTATGACCATTGGCGAAAAAATAAAACAATGCCGAACCGCACGAGGATTAACCCTACTTGATGTAGCTGAATACCTGGGCGTAAAAGAGGCAACTGTACAGCGATATGAAAGTGGCAGCATTAAAAATCTTAAGCAAGAAACCATATCTGCTTTAGCCGACTTATTTCAAGTTTCTCCGGCTTACCTTATGGGGTGGGAACACGAAACCGATCCGATTATATCTAGGGAACTTAATATGCCTCAAGAAGTTATAAATAAACTGAGGCTTTTTTCAAGAACTATAGATAGAGTAAACGGAATATCCTTGATGGATGTTTTAAATGTTTTAATTGTTAATGACAAATTTGACGGAATCTTAAAATCAATATTAACCTGTCTTGATCATAATGATGATGACTGGGAGAAATTATCTGGGAAAATGTCTAAGGCTAGTAAAGAAGATTCCAGTGTTTCACCGGATATGGCGAAGTCAATATTTTGCTACATGGCAATTAAAGACTTTGACACACTATTTAATCAGATAATTAATAGCGACATTCCAACTTATTATAAAGTAAAAAAGACCAATGACGGACTTATTATCTCACGTAAAGCAGGCAGGGATTAATTTTACTTCTTTATTAATTATGGCAGTTACTCCGGCTCAATCATTACGTCGATGTTCTTTATGATTAAATTATAAACGACAACCCAAGACAATGCAATGCTGTTTATTGCTTTTAATTATTATTTGATAACAAATAGATGTTTAAAAATAAAACTATCTATTGATAACAAGGGGGCTGCGTTTTGCGCTATTTAATAGATACAACTAATGCTTTGGAATATTTTGTCGCTGTTAATGCCCAGTGTTATTATTGCCTTGAAGGAAGGGTCGATGATTCTTATATATGTGAAGACAAAAACTGTCCTTACTATCACGACTTAATAAATAAAGGCGAAAAAATTTTATATACTGGCCGGATAGGCTCCGGGGTATCGTCTTTGCTTTCAATTGATTTTGAGCTCGTTAGAGAAAAATTGTTTGAAAATATATTTACTACCTATGACAAAAATAAGGATTATGATAAGACTTTTGTAGAGTGGGTAGGGGAAATCGGTCTTAATTCAATAAAATCTTCTTTGGGGGATATGTGGCAGGTTTTTATTAGGCTTTCAGGAATCAGTAAGCTATATCATGACTATTTTGATAATCCGTTTAATTATCTGCCTAAAGAAATTGCGCTCATTCGAGGTAGGGTCGCATATTTGGGACATTATTTTGAGTATATAAAAGAATATTTTTGCAATTGCGTTACGGATAACGATCTTTATTCTTTACCATTATTTAAATTTGCTTGTGCGCGCTTATTGGGAGCAGAAAATGCCGAAAATGTTGCATATCCATTAATTCAAGCTTCAATAAATTTTTGTGCTGAGGAGAAGGGCAAAATCAATAAAAACAAGTTCGTGCAAACTGTCAAACAAGAGTATTTTGAGATGCAAAAATCCATATCCTTTCCGGATATTTATTTTGATACAAGTTATTTAGTAAGTGGTCTTGAAGGGGTAGCAATAGCATCGTTTTACGAGATTCTCAATCAGGAATATACGTTTAAAAAATGCGAAAATTGCGGATTGCCTTTTATTCCATATCTTCGTTCTGATGCATTGTACTGCGATAGGATTAGTCCACAATATCCTACAAAAACCTGTAAAGAATATGGTGCCATAAAAGCATACCAGGACAATCTCAAGAACGATGAGGCCATGGGTTTGTATCGTAAAATATATATGGCAAAGCAAATGCTCGTGAAGAGAAATCCCGATATTCAGGCGTATCAAGAATCATTTGAAAAGTTTAAGGAAGAATCTAAGCAGTGGAAAGCAGATGTAAAAGCAGGAAAAAAGCTAGAGCAAGAATATATTGATTGGCTAAAATTAGTAAAAGAAAAGAAGTTGTTATCATAAGAGGAACAAATCCCCTGTTGGTGCGATAATGTTGAAAAGTTTCTGACTGGGAGGTGATTTTTTTGGCCAATATCACGAAGCGTGGTGACTCATACCGCATTAAGGTATCCTGCGGCTACGATATTAACGGGACACAGATTACAAAATCCATGACATGGACGCCAGAACCTGGCATGACGGAAAAACAAATCGAAAAGGAATTGAACCGCCAGGCCGTAAAATTTGAAGAGCTATGCAAAACTGGACAGTTTTTGGATGGCAATATTAAATTTGCCGAATTTGCCGAGCGCTGGATAGAGGAATACGCCAAGCCCCAATTAAAGCCCCGTACTGTTGCCCGGTATCAAGACATGCTCATCCGGATTAATCAAGCGATCGGTCACTTAAAGCTCTGCAAAATACAGCCAAACCACTTGCTTGCCTTTTATAAGAATCTTAGCGAAGTCGGAATACGGCAGGACGCCACATACAAACCAAAAATTGATTTTACAGAGATACTAA